ACCTGGAGCTATTAACTTGCCTTGGTTTATGCTTCGGGCTAACGGGCGTCAGCAATGAGTTCGATCAACTCCATTTCCACGTCCGTTCCCAGCGACCCCGGCCTGCAACTTGCCCCTGTTGGCGATTCCGCGCCCGATTTCAACCTGCTCTGCAAGGCCTTTGAGGACTGCGTGCGGGACAACCAGCCGTATGTCGATCAGTGCCGGGTAAACTACGAGACCCGCTACGCGATCTGGAACGGCCAGTCCGCGGACGGGAAGAAGCACGCCCGCGAGGGCAGCAAGACGAGCCCCACCCCGTGGGATGGCGCCTCCGACCTGCGTGTCTTTCTCGTTGATAACATCATCAACAAGAAGGTCGCGATGCAGTGCATGGCCTTCCAGCGGGCCAACTTGTCCGCGGTGCCGGTTGGGGCCAACGACATTCCCCGGTCGCAACTGGTCACGAACTTCATGCGTTGGCTGATCCAGACGCAGATCCCAGAGGTGCAGCGGGAGATCGAGATCGCGGCCAACTACATGAACGAGAAGGGCCTGGCAGTCATGGGCCAGTTCTGGGAGAAGCGCCGAGAAAAGGTGCTGGTCAACGTGCGGATGGAAGATCTGCAGGCGCAGTTCCCGCAGATTGAGATTGCCGCCCTAATCAACGACAAGGGCGCGGAGGACGATCTGAAGGGTATCTTTGAGGAACAGTACGGCTGCTCCCGGCAGAAGGCGGGCTCGATGCTTCGCGAACTGCGGAAGACTGGCGAGACTACTGTGCCGATGGAGGGGCCGGAGCGGAGCTACCCCGTCGTCCGTGCGTTCAACCTAGATGAAAACCTGTTCATCCCGTCATTCTCTCTGGATCTGGAGCGGGTGCCCGGCATCTACCGGGTCGAGTACTTCACGGCCGAGCAACTGCGCCAACTGGTGCGGGACGATGGCTGGGACAAGGACTGGGTGGAGAAGGCGATTGAGACCCAGCGTGGGCGCCTGATCACGCTTAGTCCCTCCGAGTATCTGCAGCCCATCAGCCGCTCGTTTGTCTACACGCAGCAGCGGTTCACCGACAAAATCGGCGTCGTCTATGCCTACCAGCGTTTGAGCGACGAGGATGGCGTCCCCGGCATTTACTGCACGGTGTTCCACCCGCACATGCCGCCGAGCGACAAGCACTCCGGCTTTGCGAAGACCGGGCTTCTTGGCTACGCGCACGGCGAGTACCCCTTTGTCCTGTATCGGCGCGAGTACCTGTCGCGCAAGCTGCACGACTCCCGCGGCGTTCCCGAGCCGGGCAAGCCGTGGCAGGATCAGATCAAGGCGCACAAGGATGCCCGCATCGACGCGGCCTCTCTCGGCGTCCTGCCGCCTATCTGCTACCCGCAGGGCCGCCCGCCGGGCCGCTGGGGTCCAGGCGCGATGATCTCCGAGCGCCGGCCGAACGAGTACCACTACGCGGACCGGCCGATACCGGACATGAACACGGAGAACTCCGAGGCCCTCTTGGAGTCGTCGTTTAAGGAGTACAACGGTTTCGCCGCACAGAAGGGCGATCCCGCGATGGACCCGATCTACAACCAGTTTGAGGTGAATAAATTCCTCACCTGCCTGGCCAAGTCGTTCCGCCAGGTCTGGAAACTGTACAAGCAGTACGGCAACGATCAGGTCATCTTCCGCGTGATGGGCGTTAAGGACGCGGAGTCGATGGTGTTTAACAAGGGAGACGTGAACGAGGAGTTCGACTTCTACCTGTCTTGGGACGTGCAGAGCACCGACTTCAAGATGATGTCGGAGAAGTGGACGGCGATCATCCAAGGCGCTCAATCCCTCGACCGCGAAGGCGTCTGCGACTGGGGTGCGCTATTCCAAGCGTTCGTGTCCTCTATCGACCCGAACATCGCGGAGCGCATTATCCGGCCCGCGAAGACTGGCCAGCAGCAGGTCGTCAACGACGAGCAGCAGGATCTGGCGCAGATCTTTGCCGGCATCCCGAAGAACATCCGCATCGGAACGCCCCCGCAGCTTGGCCTGCAGGTCATGCAGCAGTACTTGCAGCAGCCTGACGTGCAGCAGCGGTACTCGCAGGATCAGGCCTTCAAGGAGCGTCTGGATGCCCGCGCCAAGCAGTACCAGTTCCAGATGCAGCAGCAGCAGAATGCCGTGATCGGACGCCTTGGCGCCCCGATGCCCGGCCTCAATGCCGCCAACGCCATGCCTTAATGCCCAGAAAGAAGACCCTCCTCACTCCGCTAGAACGCACCGAGCGCCTCAAGGTCTCGGTGCAGCGCCTGATGGCGAATGACGCCTTCCAGGACTTCATCGAGTCACTCCGCGAGATTCAGCATAACACGATGCTGGATCTGATGAATGATGCGGTGGTGAAGGATGACCGACTGACGACCACGGCGGTCGGGGAACTGCGGGCCTACGAGGCGATCATCAATCTGTACGACGATTACGTGCTGACAAAGCTGGCCGAGGCTGACGCCGAGCGCCAGTAGCCGTAAGAATATCTGTTGACATGACGCCGTGTTATAAGCACGGCTGATGGCACTGGGCATCCGCCCTGTCCCGCCCTTGGGGGCTTTGAACCCATGTCTAACGAACTAGCTACCGCTCCTTCGCAGCCCGCTGAAGCGCCTCAAGCGCCCGAAGCAAAAGCCGATGCCAAAGTCAGTGGCAACCTGAGTGTCGCCCAAGCCGCTCAACGTCTGCTTAACATGCAGGCCGAGAACGCCAAGGCCCAAACGGCACCCGCGGAACAGGTCGCCCAGCCCGAAACGGCTGAACAACCCGCACCAACAGAAGCGGACCAGTCCGAGTCTGTCGGCAGTTCGGAGGCGCAGGATACTGAGGCAACCGCCGATGGATCCGAGGCCGACGACGATTCCGTTCCTTCTCAGATTCCGCCAGAGGTTCAGAAGAACATCAACAAACGCATCGGCAAGGAGGTTGCCAAGCGTAAGGCCCTTGAGGCTCAGTTGAACGAACTCAAGCTGGAGATCGCGAAAAACCAGCAGCAAGCCCAGGCACAAGTCCCCGAGGCCCCTGCTGCTCCGCTGCCCAACACGGGTACGCCGCTCGCCCAGATTGAGAACTTCGCCCAACTGGACACGCTCGCCCAACAGGCGAAAGAGGCTAAACGCTTTGCCCAACAGCAGCTTGCGAAACGAAACTTTGAACCCATTCAACTGGGAGATCAGGTTCTCGATCAGGAGGCGCTGACCACCATCATCATCAATGCGGACAAGACGCTTGAGGATGACATCCCTGCACGACGGGCGTTTCTCGGACAACGTGTTGAAGCGCAGAAACTTGCCTATCAGGAGTTTCCATTCCTGAGAGACAAGAGCACGCCTGAGTACGTTGCCGCCCAGCAGGCCTACATGCAGATGCCATGGCTCCGTAATCTGCCCAACGCGGATTGGATCATCGGCGTCCAGATTGAAGGTCTCAAAGCATTGGAGAGGAAGAAGATGAGCGCAAATAAGCCTGCCAAGGCCGGCGTCGTCCCTTCCAACAAACCGCCCTCGTCCCAGACGGTGGCGACCGCAGGTTCTTCTGACAACCGCACGCCTTCTACTTCCAAGTCGCAGGCGCAGGTTGATGCCCTCCGGCAGCATCTGTCCAAGAAGGGTGGAGTCACGACAAACGAGGCAGTCCAATTCCTCCTGGCCCGAGAGGCGGCCAAGCAAACTCGTTAACTACCATGGCTCTTAGCACCACTTACAACGTCGCGGGGGATCGTGAAGATCTCACCGACTTCCTCACCATCCTCTCTCCCGAGGATACCCCCAAGATCTCCACCTTCGCCAAGACGAAGCGGATGACCAATGCCTACCAGGAGTGGCAGGTTGATTCCCTGACGCCCGTCAGCTTTGGCGGCGTCCTTGAAGGTCAGGATGTCCTCGCCTTCTCCAATCAGGCCGTCAACCGCGCTCGTATCGGCAACTACGTCCAGCAGTTCCGCGAGCAGTGGATGGTCTCCCGCCTGCAGGAGGCGTCCGATGTCGCTGGCGTGTCCAGCGAGGTCGCGAATGCCAAGATGAAGTGCATGCGCGAACTGAAGCGGTCCATCGAGGCCTGCATCGGTTCCGACAATGACCGTCAGCAGGAGGCCCCGCCGGCCCCGTACAAGATGCGGGCGCTTGGCAAGTGGATCAGCAACACGCCTGGCAGCGATGTCCCGGCGGCGTTCCGCACCCCCACCGCCAACATCGACACCACCGCCACTGGCTCGCTGGGTGAGAGCGCGTTCAACGACGTGTTCCAGTCCATCTTCCAGCAGGTCGGCGGCCGCCGGTCCTACACCCTGTTCGCCGGTCCGAACCTCAAGCGGGCGATCTCCAAGTTCCAGCGTCAGGAGGGTGCCTCTGGCACCACCAAGACCTATCAGGTCACGCAGGACGCCACCAGCCACCAGATCGACCTGGACGTTACCGTCTATGTCGGTGACTTCCACACCGTGACGGTCGTTCCCGACCTGTTCAACGGCATCTTGGACGGCGCGGATCCGTCGAGCACCTCCAACCAGCAGAAGGCCCGTGGCTACGTCATCGACCCCGAGCTGGTGGGCGTGGGCTACATGCTCGGCATCGAGTCCAACGAGCTGCCGGACCTCGGCGGCGGTCGTCGCGGGTTCATCCTCGCGGCCCTCACCCTGATGGTGAAGAACCCCCTCGGTCTCGGCAAGTTTGCCGCGACCAGCTAACCGTAGCCATCAACACAGGAGGAAACTACCATGGCTGATACTGCTGTCACTATCTCCCGCGCCCGCGTCTCGCAGCTTTCGCTGCAGGAGCAGGCTCGCGGTTTCTCGCACAAGTTCAACGTCAAGTCGTCCGATGTGGCGCTTGGTTCCGGTTCGACCGACACCGTGACCGTCACGCTGGGCGCCCTGCCGTCGAAGTATGTGCTTAACAACGCGCTGGTGAACATCACGACTGCCTTTACCGGCACGACGGCGTTCTCCATCCAGGTTGGCACCACGACCACCACCAACAGCCTTGTGACCGCTCAGTCGGTCCTGACGGCTGGCGTGCTGGCCGGCGTTCCCACGACCGCTACCATCCGCACGGCTACGGCCACTGCGAACCTGGTTGCGATCTTCACGAACGCGACGGGTGGCTCGCCCTCGGCCCTGACGGCCGGCGAGTTGGACATCTACCTCAACATCGTGGATCTGAGCCAGCCGGATCGGCTGGGCTAAGGTCTCCAGGGGGCATCCCGAAAGGGCTCTGCCCCCTTCCCCTTTTATGGTTCAACAGGAACCCGAGATCATCACCGCGCTCCCCAAGCACGTCGTCCGAGAGTTCTGGCGTGAGATGGAGGAGGGTCTGCCGGCCGAGAAGGCTGCTGCGGGCCTGCGGCAAGTCGAGCGTGCCAAGATCATGGCGGCGCAAGGCTCTAGCCGGGTGGATGGTCTTGGGCAGATGGCGGCCCGCATTGACGGGCGCCTCTTCTTCCGCCTCCAGCAGCAGCACGGCACCAAGGTGCATGAGTGGCTGCCGGAGTATCTGAAGGACAATCCGAGCATGTGTGCCAAGGGCTACCGGCCCAAGGTCAATCCAGCCCGCCACGGTCTGACTGGCGGCTGGCTTGGCAGTAAGGCATCTTGAGAACCACCCCCTACAGCAAGGCTCTTAGTCAGATCTGCAGCCTGATTGGCGTTCCGACAAGCCGTCTGACGACGGAGACGGCGGACAGCATCAACACGCTGTTCAACGCCAATGTGCGGCAGATCTGGGGGTCCGGCAACTGGCCGGATCTGTCCTTGTGGGGTGAGGCGCGGTTTGCAGGCAACCTGCTGACCTACGCCAACGATGTCAGTCAGACGAGCGTCTGGACGGCCACCAACGCTTCTATCACGGCCAATTCCATCGCGAACCCTGCCGACAACCGGACGACCGCCAGCAAGGTGCTGGAGACAGTTACGTCCGGCGAGCACAAGGTCGCCCAGGCCATCAGCGGCTTCCCCAGCACGGACTATCAGGCGTCCGTCTACGCCCGCCCGAATGGCCGGGATTACATCCGCCTGGCGGTCAATGACGGCACGACCACCTTCAGCGCGTTCTTCAACGTGCAGGCGGGCACGGTGGGCACGCAAGCGGGCGTCTCCTCGGCCAATATCCAGCAGTGCCCGAACGGTTTCTTCCTCTGCACCATCACGTACACGACGGGGGCTGCCTGCACCAGCCAGACCTACTCGGTCAACGTGTCCACCGATGGCAGCACCATCTCCTACGCCGGCGACATCACCAAGGGCGTGTATCTCTGGGGCAACCTGATGGTGCAGCGGACGAATGTGAGTCCCAACCAGTTCGTCGTTCCCTACGACCAGACTGGCGAGAAGGAGATTGATGTCCTGTTCCAGGCGTGGATCGACAATCCTGCGATGGTGACCTACCCGCGGCCGCAGGGGTATGTGGTGACCGACTCCGGCTTCCAGATGATTTCCACGGCTGGTGGATTCATGGGGACGAGTGGGTACGTCACGTATAATACCAACCCTGCCAACCCGGTCTACCTGTTCTACCGCCGTGCGCCTTACAACTACAGCGGGGACACGTTCAGCGCCACGGCGACCTATGTGGCGGGGCAGTACGTGTACTACACCCGCACGACGGGCGCCCTGACCGGGACATCGGATTACTGGAAATGCTTGGCCACGACGACTGCCGGACAGGATCCCGAGGACACTCCGTCCAAGTGGGAGTTGCAGGAACTGCCCGAGGCCATTGGTGGCATCTTGGTCTGGCAGACCTACGGCGACTGGCTAGTGCAGGACGGCCAGATGGACAAGGCCCAGCAGGCCTACCAGACCGCGGAGCTAAAGAAGCTCAACGAATGGGATCGCATCGAGCGCCAGATGCCGGACAACTTCCAGATGCAGGTCTTCACTCACGTAACCAGCCAGAATCGCTCCTGGTAACCACCTATCACCATGGCCTCGTTCAACCTCAACAACATCTTCCCCAAGCCGGCTGTCTACCGTGGCAGTTCCGTTGCTGATCAGCGCCTGGCCGTGAGCACCGCGGTGGTGCAGTTGTCCGCCTTTGGCGACACCACCAACATGGTGATGTTCGACATCCAGGACGCCGACGTGATGTGTACCATCGACGGCAGCACCCCGTCCGCGTCCAATGGGCACCGGCTCTATCAGGGCCGCGCCTACACTTGGAGCACGGCGATGGCGCAGGCGGCCAAGTTCATCCGTCAAGGTGGCACGGACGCCGCCATCCACGCCAGCGAGTGCCAACTGTGAACGTACTTGCCTCAGAGTTTGGCAGTGCGCTCAACGTCCTCGGCCAACGGATTGGCGAGGCGGACAACTACGGCACGGACTATCCCCTGTTTCTCACTACGGGCTATCTGTTGGAAGGCGGCACGACGGACAAGTTGATCGCCTCCAACGGGGACTTGCTCATCTTTGTTGAACCTTATCCCGGACCCTGACCATGGCTGACAAACGCATCAATGCCCTAGCGAATACGGCGCCGAGCACGGCCTCTGACGACTTCATTGCCGTAGACGGGACGACGAACGGCACGCGGAAGCTGAATGCGTTCAGCCCGACGTTCGGCGGCAACGCCACGGTGACGGGGACGCTGACGGTGAATGGGGCGA